GTCGAGGTGGCCGGCGAGGTGAAGTTGTAGGTGTAGTGGTTGACGTCCGGCACCGTGGCCACCGGCGTTTCCGAGACGTTCGGAGTAATGCCGCCGATTGCGGTCGAGCCGGCGAGATTGATGAGATCGCCCGCCGAGAGCCCGTGCGCATTCTGCGCCACGGTCACAAGCGTCGAGCCTAACGTCACCGAAAGAGGGTTGGCGCCCAGCGTCCCGGTCGCGCGGAACGGATTGATATCGTTCTGCGCAAGTGAAGGATCGTAAACGTAGAGCTTGATGTAGGTTCCAACCGCCAGATAGGCGTTGAAGGAACGGTCACGCCAAGCGTGGAGCGAGCGCGGCGAGCCGGTGACAGCCTGCGCAAATGCCTTGACCCATCCGCCGATCTTCTGCGGCAGCGCTTTGGTAAAGCGGATGTTGATCGTGTCGGACCATCGGCCTTCGATGACCCGCTGCGAGTCGGTCTTTACAACTCCCGGCGGTGGCGCAATCGGTAGTTCAGCAAGCTCGTGAGTATCTGGCACATCAATACCTGACGCACATCAAGATCGCAGCAGATTCCGGTCTGGCTTCCGTTCCACCGCTCGATGCGGTGCCGAGCGTGCCGAGAGACGGTGCTCCGGTGATGTTGTGGGTGTGGGCTCCCGCCGAAACAATGGAAACGGTGACGCCAGTTGCGGCTCCGTTGGTGTTGCTGATGCCGCTATTACCGAGGATGAAGCTACCGCTAGTGCCGGATTGATAGAATCCACCCGAAGGCAGATACGTTGTAAGACTGTGTGTGTGCGTGGGATCGCTGACGTTGGCGGTGTGGCTGTGCGAGCCCTGCGAATCCGTCCCCAGCGTACCGGCGCCCGGCGCACCGGTCACGGTATGGCTGTGCGCAAGATTTTGGTTGGCCTGATAGGTGCCAACAGCGGGACCGGAGCCGCCGCCGGCGCGCGGGAAGCGGTTGGTGTCGAGCAGATTTGGCAGCGTGAAATGCGTACCGTCGGCCGAGCCCCAGGTCGTGCCCTGCTTGCCGAACAGGTCCGGAAATGTGGCTCTCAACAGCGAAGCGCCATTGAGCGCAAGCTCGCCCGGACCGGCGGCGCCCTTCGTGCTCATGACGATCTCGCCAATCTCGCGATCATCTTCGCGGACAAGCGAACCGGAGCCATCGCAGAACACTTCGATGATGCAGCCTTGCGGGATTTGCACCAAGCCGCCCGGTGTCGAGGCATTCGCTCGCGCTACTCCCCCAGGCACCTTGACGTACATATTGAACGCATTGCTGGTCGCGTTCCAGAATACCCATGTCTTTGAGACATTCGGCACCTGAACGGTGAGGTCGCTAATCAGTGCGCCGGTTGCCTTCTGGATGCGGTCGATATCGGCGCGCAAGCCGGCCGGCGGTGGCGAGCCCGATAGGTCTCTCGTGCCGCCGGTGTCGGTGATGAGGTTGACGCCGGCAATGGCGCGGGCCGTGGGGATGAAGTCAGAATTGTTGGCGTTCGTTCCCCACGAGTTGTTGTCGTTCCCGGTCCCCATCAGTAGGAGACCGAGAATGGAATCGAAGGTATCTGCGGTCATGGTGTGTCAGTCCCAAACACAGCGCCACGCATGATGAAGTCGTTCTCGATGGCGGTGTTCTGGATCAGCGCGGCGAGGGCTGACGTCTGTTTCTGATACTCGTTGTCGTCCTTCATATACTCCGCAGCGGAAGCGAGGCACGCCACGCGCAGGAGCTTCGGATAACGGTCCGTGAGGAAGTTGGTCTTGTTGCTCGATGAGAGAAGCTGCGGCCGGCGGTAATAGAGCATCTTCAAGGCCGCTGCGGTGTCGAAGGCGACATCGAAATGGATCATCTCGCTCCACACACCCCATTGCACGGGTGAGCCGGCGATGAGGTTGTTGCCGGTGAAGGTGACGCCAGCGCCACCACCGGCGCCGGAAGCATTGGCCACCGCATCGCTTGGGCCGCCGACGTCGATCACAAAGTCATTGGTGTCGGTCACGCTGGTGACAGCGAACGTCCCGCTGATGACAAGACCGTTGACGGTCGGGCCGTTCGGGATCGTGATCGAGGAGCCCTGATTGAATGGCTGGTTGGTCTGGCTGACGGTGACGAGCCCTGAGCCGTTCGTTGTGGTGAAGGGGTCGGTACCGAATGTACCTGATATCGAGGAATCATAGGTGCGCGCTTCGAGAATGCGGGTCTCTTGCGTCTGATCGTAGCTCGTATTGTTGGTGAGGTCGTAGAGCCTGCCAATCGGATCGAGGAAGCGGGCGGGCAGAGCTTGTGCGCATTGTCCAACGACGAAGCCAAACGTCCAACTCGATTTCATCTCGCGGACGCGCAGGGTCTCGTACAGCAGGAATTGTGCTTCGTCGAGTATGACCGGGACGTCGATCTTGCTGTAGCCAACCCAATTAAGGATGGACCCTGACACGCCCTTTGCGGCGGTCAGGGTATCGTATGTCATTGCCATCTGTCAGGGATCAGGCGTAGCCGCGGTCGATGATCGCGCGGTGTTTCGCGGAAAGCTGCGCCAGCGACACAGCCTTCTCGTTGAGCAGAAGCTCCAGCGCGTCGTGCTTGTCCTTCACGCGCTTGGAATACTTCCTCGCGATGAAGTTCGTGATCTCCTGCCACGGATAGTCGGCGATGACGCGTGCCCAGGCATTGATGTTGACCGGGCCTTCGGTCATCTGCGTGTCGTCGTCATCCTCGTCATCGCTCGGCTCTGCGGAGCGGGCGCGTTCGAGGAGCTTGGCGGCGCGGGTCACAAGGCGCTCGGCCTTCTTCAACTTGTCCGGATTGCTCTGCACTTCCGGGTGCTCGAAGAGGAGTTCGTCCTCGTGGTTGAATGGCAAGCCATCCTGATAGGATGCGATGCCGTGGTGTGGATCGCCCGGCGCGATGTCGCCGTGGATCGTGGAGAAGTCGCGGCTGCGGTCAAGATAGACCTTGGCGCGCGGCTTGTCGGCCTCGACGGCGGCCGGCGGGGGCGCTTTGCGCGTCCCCGCCTTGTCCGCATCGGTTGTCAGGTGTTGCGAATCAGCCATGGATCAGATTCCCGAGTTCTCGACCTTGCCGGTCTGGCGCTGCACGGCAGAGGCGCCGGTCAGCGAGTGAGAAAGGTTCGAGTCAGAACCCTTCAGTGCCTTGCCCATGGTGTTCGGCAAATCGACACCATGAACATTGTCCTGCGGGAAGGCTGCGAGAATGCTGCCGCCGCCGCCGACGTTGGCGCCCTTCGTGCTCACTTCGCAATCCGTCTTGCCGGGCTTGCCGCCGAGAGGGTTGCGGGTGAACACGTTATCTTCTTTCGGATAGCTGGCCATTGGCCTATTGCTCCTGAGTGAGGCGGGGATGGTCCGGAGATGGCTCCGGTCCGCCCGCGGTTGGACGCAATCCGGTGAACCGGCTTGCGCGGGAGAGCACGCTGTAGCCGTCGCGGCCAGCATCGCCCGTGTCCATGCTCATCGCATTGTCAGGGAGAGGATTGACCGGCTTGGCTTCAACGGGCTCGTTTCTCTTCGGTTCGGGATAGAGACCCGAATATGGCCAAAGCGCCATTTCGTGCTCCTTCTTCAGGTTGGTGCCGGGCGGATCGCTCCGCCCGGCGTTGTCGTCAGAACCAATCGATATCCACCACCACGTCAGCGGTGCCGGCGGGGGTACCGCCAACGCCGGCAACGCCGGTGATGAAGAACGCGGTGTCGGCAGGCAGGAACGTGAACGTCGATGCCGTACCCGCAATCGATGCGGTGCCGGAAGCGTTATTGCCTTCCAAGAAGATATGGTTGGCAAAATCGTTCAACTGAACCGGGATGCCGCCGGTGCGTCCTGCTGCCGCAAGCGCAAGCGTGCGGGCACGGAATGCACCGGTGCCGAGACCGGCGGTTGCGCTGGTGCCGAGAAGCCAACGAGCAAACGAGTTGTCGCTGGCCGCGGTACCAACGCGGATTTCAGGCACCGAAGTGGTGCCCACCATCGTGGCCGTGATGGTCGCGATGATGTCGCGCACGAGACCCTTCTTGCCTTGTGGGCCGAGAAAGGATCGCGAGGCGGTGGTCGCACCGAAGGCATTGCCTTGCGGGAAGGAGTAGCGTTCGGTGCGCGGGACGTCGTAGCTGGTCATGTGCGTTTCTCCTTCAGGTCGCCGAGTCCCACATCACGACACGCGCATTGAGCGCATCGGGATGCACGAGACCAAAGCCACCCAGGTAGTACCACGCGATGCCCTTCGAGCGGCCGAAGTCACCGGGAATCTTCGCCCGGATTTCCTCCGGAATACAGATTGCCTCGGTCACCGTGTCGGCGCCCAGGAAGAAAGCCCACGACGACGCGCCGTTGGCCCATGCCTGTGCGGTGCCGCTCCAGGGATCGTAGGTGGTAGCATTCGCCGCGCCGCCCTTCGGGATGAAGGTCTGCTCGATGAACCGG